CTAATGGTGCATTTGCATCGCGTATGCTTATGATTGATCTATTCAATCAAAGTTACAATTTTGCTGATTATGATCTGACTTCAGCAGAAAGCCAACAAAATCTAATCAACAAATTCAAGCCAGTAAATAGTTTCAAGAATTCTAAAAATCAAACTTTATTTGAGTCTAAAGAGTCGTTTTTTAGAACATACTTGGCAATCAATGACACCGCATCAGAAAAGAGCAATGATATAAAGAATTGGCTTTTGCCTCGTGCAATGCATATGATCATATTGAATCACTTTAGAATTAGAGTAACACTTCCTGGCGATATCGAAATGAAGGCGGGAGATGTTGTAAACTACGAATTCCCTATGTTTGAATCTGCAAACAAGGAAGGTAAAAAGTTGGACAAAAAACGAACAGGTAAATATCTTGTTGCTGCAGTAAACCATAAATTTTCTAATGACATTTTTGAAACAATTGCTGAATTGGTCTCTGACTCTTACGCTGAAGAAGTTCCAGGCGCCAAGGATGGATTGAATAGATTATCAAAGAAGGGTAAGTGATGCCAGGAGCAAAGAAAAATTTTATTGGACTTGAGGGGTTCATCTGGTGGATTGGTGTCGTAGAAGATCGCCAAGACCCAGAACAACTCGGTCGTGTACGTGTTCGTTGCTTCGGGTGGCATACAGAGAAAAAAGAAAAGATTCCAACTGATGCACTTCCTTGGGCGCAGCCTGTTCTTCCAGTCAACAGTCCAAACACTTATACACCAAAGGAAGGTGATATGTGTTTTGGGTTTTTTGTTGATGGAGATAATGCTCAAAACCCTGTAATTGTGGGAGTTTTCCCAGGAAAACCAGATAAGAAACCAAACTATCAATTCGGTTTTAGCGACCCAGGAAACTTGAGTGGTCGTCCAAAGAAGCCAGATGATTCAGCTGAAGCCTATCCAAAATCCAAGTACCTAAAAGAATCAACTGCGAATCGATTGTCTAGAGGCAAAAGCGATTCTACCATTATTGCTACAAGAAAAAAGAATTTGAAGAAAGGTGTAAAGTCTGCTGGCGGTGTTACCTGGAGCGAGCCACAATCATCTTTCAGTCCGAAGTATCCTTACAATAATGCTCTCGAAACTGAATCAGGACATGCTCTAGAGTTTGACGATACGCCAGGAAAAGAACGAGTACATCTTGCTCATAGAAATGGATCGTATATTGAGATTGACACAGATGGTAATCGAATAGAAAGAGTACAGAAGGATCACTACACTGTAGTCATGGGTTCAGATTATGTTTACATCGACGGTAAATGTTCAGTCACAGTAGGCGGCGATTGTAATCTAAAAGTTGGTGGCAATATGAACATCGAGGTTGGGGGAAACTACAATCTCTCTGTCACTGGCGATATTCGCATGAAGAGCAAGAAGTTCTATGCTGAATCAACTTCTGATATGAACATCAACGCATTGGGTGTCGCAAATCTAACAGCCAATAAGAAGTTGAGTTTGAAGGGCGCAACTGCAGCATTGCAGGGCGATACTGTTGACATTCCAGCTGCTCAAATCAATATGCAATCTGGCTCAGCAACCTCCGCAGCTGGAACTGGATTGACAGGGGGTGGCTCAACACCATCTACAGAGGATGCAGCAGAAGCAGCAAATACAAACGCTGCAACAGCAGCATCAAATGCTGCGACAGCAACAGCAAATACATCAGAGCTGCAAGAAGTGACAGTAACTGGCAAGAAAGTTGAATCTGGAGGATTGAGTGTTGGTAAATCGCTCAGTGGTATTACTTCTTCAATCAGTAACGTATTCAAAGATCTAAGTTCTATGGCAGACGGATTGATTTCCAACTTCGTTCAAAATTCTCCATTGGGAGAGTTGACTCAAAAGGTTGCAAACTTCGAAACGAGCGTCAATGGATATAAGGGCGATATCTTGAACCTAAAAGGTGGATTGAAGGAAACTCTAATTGGTAAAATAGATGATGTTGCTGTTCGTGCTGCTGGTAAAAATATTGAATTCAATGTTGATCCAGATCTAAGAGGAGCTGGAGCTGTACAAGAAACCATAACTAAAATTGGTAAAAGACTATTCCCTAAAACTGAGACATTAGAAGAAGTTCAAATAACTTCCAAGAAAACCAGTTCTAATACTTCTGGTGGTTAGTAATGGCGATTAGTTTATCTATTCCGTGCGAAGGAACAATGCTGCCGACTAAAGCAGCATTGACAAATCTATTCGTACAAATAGCAAACCTTCCGTCTGTTCTGACAGTTGAAATCGAACGAATACGCAGAGAAATCGCAGTAGAAGTCGACGAGGAAATTCGAAGACGATTGCTTGAAAAGATTGCGCCACTAGAAGCTGCCATCGAACAGGTAAAGTCGATAATCAGTAAGGTAGAGAAACTGTTGGGAAACTTTCCCATCTCACTATCAAAGCCAATCTTCAAGGGTCTCAGTATTCCAGATATAGAATGGGAGAGAAGAATAACTGCTCTATGTCAGGAGTTTCATCTATACGTTCAAGCGAAATTGATGGAGATTATCAATAACGTTTTACCAATTTCGTTTGTAGTTCCTGTTCTCGGTCTTTCTATCGATATCGTTGCGCTATTTGCAGACCCCTCATATAGAGCAGCATTGAAGGCTCAAATCGCTGAACAGATTGATTCTCTATTCGGATTGCTTCCAGATATCTACAAGTTTTATGATGGTGTGAAGTATGGAGTAAACTCGATAGCAATCAGAGCTGAGATTCTGTTTTCTTACATTATGGCTAAACTACAGAACGGTGCGCTTTCTATTATCTATGGAGCGATCGGCGGGTTGATCAATAAGTTCAAGACGATCTGGGATACACTAGGGCTACCGAGTTTACCTGCTCTTTTGTCTATCGATATTGGTGCGATTATCCAGGGAGCCATAAGTTCTCTAATCGAACAACTGAAAAACGCTCCAGATCGTATAAAAAATGAGATTCGAAAACAAATTATAAAGGTGATCGAGGGAATATCTCTATTCGGATTCAATCTCGCTTCTCTTATAGGCGGTGAGATAAAGGATTTCGTGATAAGTTTAGAGGAAAAGATACACAGATATATCGAGGTTTTGCAAAACTTCGCCGAGCAATGGCCAATGTATCTGATCAAGAAGTTTATGGCGAAGATAAACAAATTCTTCAAGTTGATCGGCTTGGGTGCTCTGTTCCAGTGGTTCACTTTAGACTTCTGTAAATTCTTGAAGATCGTGGGATTGCCAACCTCTATATCATTCGATGTTGATGTTTCGATTTCTTCTGGAGTTACCACTACGACCACGCTAGAGAATAATTACACCGATCCATATCCTGGAGTTACTGGGGAACTCCCAGATCCAGCATAAATAATCAAAACCATATTCATAGGCTCAAATGTCTCTTATCGCAAGAAAATATTCTGATTTTGATCTTGACTTTGGAGTGCATCCAGTCACGAAAGATTTATCGAAAAAACTGAACGAAAATTCTATCGCTCAATCGATTCGTAATCTTCTTCTTACCTCGCACTACGAGAGACCATTCAATCCAGATCTAGGGTCGAATCTAAAGAAGTTTCTCTTTGAGCCGATGGATAATATTACAACCTCGCTCATACAAGATGCAATTTTGTTTACATTGAGAAACTACGAGCCAAGAGTTGATGTTCAGCAGGTTCTTGCAACTCCGAATTTCGAAGATAATCGCTACGATGTGACAATAAAGTTCTTCATAAAGAATTCTCTAGAACCCTTATCAATAACATTCTTTTTACAAAGAGTACGCTAAATGGCAAACGTCGATGCAAAACTCAAGGTTGCTGAACTAGACTTTGATAGAATCAAGGAAAACCTTCGTTCTTATCTAAAGTCTCAGTCAGAATTCAGCGACTACAATTTCGAAGGTTCGGGTATGTCTGTTCTACTCGACCTTTTGGCGTACAACACTCATTACATGGGTTACTATTTGAATATGGTTGCCAATGAGATGTTTATCGATACTGCATTGACTCGTAAGTCTGTCGTTTCACATGCCAAACTCTTAGGATACACTCCGCGCTCTCGCGTGTGTGCACGCGCTCTTGTTGATTTGTCAATTACACCAGTCGCCAACGACGCAAATAGCGCAGTTGTTATTCCAAGATTTACTCGTTTTGTTTCTGAGACTAAAGATGGTGTCAACTATGTGTTCGTCACACCATCTAGCCGTGTTGCTAGAAAAAATACGACAACTGGTCTCATCACAGTTGAGAATTTAGAACTCAAAGAAGGTCTTCCAACAGGACTTACTTTTACATACGACCAACAAACGAATCCACGACAATATTTCGAACTTCCAGATACCAATATTGATACAACCACGCTTCAAGTCGCGGTTCAAGTTTCTGCTGAAAACGCTAATCAAGAATCATATATTCTCTCTCAAGATGCTACAGATGTTGATGCGGACGCTCTTGTTTATTATCTTGAAGAAAATGTAAGCGGAAAGTATCAGATCTATTTTGGTGACGGCATAATTGGAAAGAAACTCACCAACGGAAATATTGTGATTGTTTCCTACATTGTCACCAGTGGTGCTGGTGCTAATGGTATTCGAAACTTCAAACTTCTAGATACGTTTTTACCTCAGACAAATACAGCAATCACGTTGGTCAATGAATCATCTTCTGGTGCAGCTGCTGAAGATATTGAGGGTATTAGATTCACTGCGCCGAAGGCATATATTTCTCAAAATCGTGCAGTGACTAAGAACGATTATATCGCATTGATCAATCGCGATTATCCATACTTCCAAGCAGTGAACGTTTGGGGTGGTGAAGAAAATAATCCACCAGTTTATGGTAAGGTGTTTTTCTCAGCCAAACCACTAGGTGGATACGAAATCACTGCAGCCGAAATTGAAACAGTCAAGAAAGATATTATCAAACCATTTAGTGTTCTAACTGTTACACCAGAATATGTTCCAGCCGACTACAATTATGTCAATGTAAAGGCTGAGGTTTGGTACGATCCAACCAAGACTAATAAGACGCAGAGCGAAGTTGATGCAGCAGTAGTCGCAGCAATTCGTAATTTCGCAAATCAAAATCTAAACAACTTCAATTCAATCTTCAGAGTTTCTCAAATTTCTCGTGCAATCGATGACTGTGATAATTCTATTGTGAGCAATGATGTATTCGTTTCTCTTGAGAAGCGTTTCTTTGCTGATAGCACACGCGCATTATCATATACTCTGAACTTCAATACTGAATTGTTGCAGGGAACTAACGCAAATCATATCAAAGTAACTCCATCATTCAAGTATTTTGATAATGCAGGAATTCTAAGAGATTGCTATATTGAAGAAGTGATTCAATCTTATACTGGAGTTGAAGACATTCAAGTCGTGTCTCCAGGCAACGAATACACCACAACACCGCAAGTTATAATTGAGGGCGATGGAAACGGTGCAACTGCTGAGGCGGTCATTGTCAATGGTCAAATTAGAAAGATTGTAATCACAGATTCTGGTGCAAATTATACATCAGCGAGCGCAAGAATTGTGGGCGGCGGTGGTGTGGGTGCAGAATTGAGAGTAAGTTTACAGGGTAGAAATGGTCGTTTGAAGATTTATTACTATGACGATGTTTCTCCAGTAAAGAAAACAATCAATGATAATATTGGAACAATTGACTATCTAACAGGTCAAATCGCAATCAACAATTTTTTACCAGTTTCAGTTTCTGATCCATTTGGTACTATGGTTGTGCATGCTATTCCTTCGAAGAAAGTCTTTGGTTCTTCGCAAAATAGAATTGTGACGATGGACCTAACTGATCCTGCAAGTATCGCAACAATCATCAATCCAGTAGTAGAATAATCTATGGCTGCTTCTGAAAAGACAATATCAGCTCTAGTCAGTGGTCAGTTACCTGACTTCATTAGAGCAGATCACCCTAAATTTCAACGTTTTGTTGAGTTGTATTATCAATGGTTAGAAACCAATAATCCTTCTGGAGTTTCTAACACTGCGGGTAACACTGTTTACCATGCAATGAACATTGACAAGTATCGTGAGATTGATGAAACGCCAGACGAATTTATTCGCTACTTCAAACAAGAATTGCTTCCATACTTCCCAGAGCAAACTGCTCTCAGTACTGAGAAGATTCTAAAGAGCGCAAGAGAATACTACAGCAAGAAGGGCAGCGATGAATCACTCAAGTGGTTGTTCAGAGCATTATTTGCTGAAGATATCGAAGTTCTTTATCCAAAAGAAGAAATTCTTATCGCATCAGACGGTAAGTGGGCAAAACCAAAAGCATTTAGAATCACGGTCAGCGAAAGTAATAGAGACGTCGACGTGAACCTTCTTGAGAAGCGTTTGATTGTTGGCGCTGAATCAGGCGCAAGTTGCGTTGTTGAGTCAGCAAACAGAACGATAGATAAAACAAACGGAAAAGAGATCATTGAAATTTACGTCTCTAACGTGAAGCAATATTTCAATAATGGTGAGCGTATTCGTATTGATTATGTCGATCAATATGGCGTTGCTCGCGTTTTCTTAGAAAGAATCATTGGAACGATCTCCAACATTCGAATTGATTCGAATATCAAAACAGACCCACAACAAAATCGTCGCGGTTTGTTTTATAATATCGGCGATCCAGTTGTAGTGACTGGCGGTCTTGGTATCACAGGTGACGCTAACGATGCTGTGGCGATTGTTGGTAATGTTACTCTTGGTTCTATTGAATCAGTAACAACGCGCTTTCCAGGATACGGATATCGCCTCTACTCCAACACTGAGGTTATTGTTTATCGTGGCGTTGGTGATGATCCGCGCGCAAACCTATTCACTGATTTGCAGGTGACGGTTCTAAATCAGACAGATTCATCTTCAAATAGTCAAAGAGATTTCCTAATTCCGATTACATACGATCGTAGTGTTATCGATTATATGGCTGATACTGTGATCAGTGATACAGATTATGATGCGTTCACTCAGAACAATCGTAATGTTATTTTGAATGTAACAGAAACAGATAAAGACGATTTCTATGCAAACGCTGAGCAAATTTGGGCAAATGGCACAAACTTCTTAGACGCTCGCTTTACTGGTAAGGTGGCAACGCCAAACAATGTTCTTTTCGGCGTTGGTGGTCCTTCTGCTAATACTGGCCAGATTCTAATTTATGATGTCAAACTTCAAGGTGTGGATAGTGTTGCAACTGCACTTACTGGATCTCAAATTCAAACTAAGAATACTGATAAGGTTTTCATCGTAAACTCGATTGTAAACAATTCAGTTCCTGCAAACTCACAAAGCCAGCTTGTTCAATGCTTTGACTATGTCACAGAAAACACTGGTGGTATCGCGTTGATTTCTGTGCTCAATGGTGGAGCAGGTTTTAGAACTGCACCAAGACTCGGCATTGAATCTCATTATGATACTCAACTATCTTCTCTCTATAGTTATGAAGATGAGCAAGAACTAAAGAAAACTCACTGGCAAACATTTAGAGATCTCGGCTTGATTTCTCAAATTCGAATTGTTGATGGAGGCAGAGGATACGCGATTGGTGATACAATCTCGTTCAGCGGTCGTGGATATGGCGGCTCTGCTGTAGTTCAGTCTGTAGGTTCTGCTGGAAGAATCACATCAATAACAATTACTGATCGCGGCGAAGGATACGTCGCTAGACCAGAACTTCATGCAACAAGACAGTCACCAAGTTATACAACTCTTAGTGGCACAGCAAATATTCAAGTTGGAAGCAATTTAGTGATTGGTACTGGAACAGCTTTTGCTGGAAGTTCTGCTGCGAATAATCGTCAATTGATTCGAATCAATAACGAAATTCATAGAGTTGCGAGCGTGATCAATAATACCCACTTATATGTAAACAGTGAGTTTAAAACAACGGCGACAGGCGCAGCAATACAAAGACAAAATGGTGTTGAACCAGTATTGATTGGATATTTGTTTGGCGACGGTGTTGAAAATATTGTGAACACTTCTCGTATCGGCAGAATCCGAGACTTGAGACTTATTTACAGAGGGTTTGATTACGTTGCAACTCCAAACGTCTCATTGAAGGTTTTAGATACCGTAATCAATCCAATCCCAGAAGCAAACGTTTTCACAGAAACTGAGTATGTCTATCAAGGCGCAAGCATTGTTGACTCTTCGTTCAGAGCAAATGTCAAATCGTACAATAAAGAAACAGGTGTTTTGAGACTTTATAACTACTCTGGTCTATTTAGCAGTACAACAGACTTGATTAGCGCCAATGGCGTTTATTGTAATTCAAATCTTTCAATGAATGTTCCAGCACCTGAGCAATATCCTCCTCAGGTAATCGCAGATGGTCTACCAAATCCAATGCGTTACGGTAACGGATTGGCAAAAGCCAAAGCATTTTTTGCTAATGGTTTGATTGAATTCAACGGATTTTATCTGAACTCTGATGGTTTTGTGAGTGCGGATAAAGTTCTTCAGGACGGAAAGATCTATCACAACTTCTCTTACGTCATTGAGTCAGAGAAGAATTTAGTCGATTACGAAACAACAATTAGAAACATTGCGCATCCTGCAGGAATGTCGATGATTTCTAAAACACTATCAAGAAACGATATTGAAAGAGCAACTGAGTATTCTTCAAATGTGACTGCTATTCTTTCTAGAAATAGAACTGAAGGTGCTGCAGCTGCTACTGTTGCGGTTGCAAATTCTAGATCAAACGTTGTAACTGGAACATCCACGACTTGGGCTCCAGATCCAACAAATGTTTCTCTTTATGCCAATACGAGAGTCAACGTCGGTGATTTGATTATTATTGATGATGATCCAGATGACATCGTTGTTCCTGAAGTACTCAGACTTCCAATTACTGGAGTGATCTCTAGAATCAACAGTAACACACAACTAGAAGTTTACGGAGACTTTGTTTATAGAGGTCAGGGTCTTGTTTCAAGTAACACAATGTTCCTTCGTATTCTTGGTGCTTCTAATGTTGACGGCAATCAAGTTATAGCAATGTCTAATTCAAGATACGATGGATTGTATCCAAGTAACTTGGCGCCAAACCCAGAACAACCAATCATATCTCAAAACAATATTATTAGAATCGCTGGGCAGGTGAAAGAAGTCGTCTCTGTAACCAATGCCACACATTTTGTTGTCAATAGCAACTTTATTATGGCTGAAACAATCCAAGCATTAGAAGTGCTATCAAATACTCGCCTTGTTGTTGCTGGAAATACCAATGCTCTTTCTGAGATTGTCAAGGTTGGGGATAATGTTTCGTTCAATATTGCAACAGCAAATGTTTATACTGCACAAACTGGAACAGTTCAAATATTTACAAACAATGGAACGGTCGTCGGAACAAATACTCTCTTCAATACGCAGCTCATGGCTAACGACTATATCATGATCGAAAACCAGGTTAGACAAGTGATAAATATCTCGAATGCTACAGTGTTGAGTGTCGACTCTGCATATACTTCTAATGCATCTGGAGTTATTTACTTGAAGAAAGCAACAACTCAAAATGCTAGAGTGAATAATGTTATTTCTAACTATATCGATCTCAATCTAGCGTATTATGGTAATACAACGAATGCAGTATATCACGTTGTACCTAATTTAGTTGACGGCGGTCTCAAATTCAAAATCGTGACACTTACAGGGAACTAAAGAATAAATGAAATCTCTCATCACTCCACTCTTTAGCAATTTTATAATTGATCGCCTAAAGAAAGATTTGTCCAATACAGAAATTAGTAACACCTATGTCGCGGTTGGTCGATCCCCAGCGTTTACTGGAACAGATGCATCAAATGTCGAGAACGTAATCTACACCACGAATAGCAAGAATGAATTCTACTATAGCATGGTTGGTATGAAGAAAGTCTTTGAGTCTGATATGCAGCCAGTTATCTCGAGAGTCGACTGGGCGAGTGGAAGAACGTATGACACATATGAGGATCATATCGAAATCTTCTCTTATGTCGACTATCATAATCTAGGCACAGCAAACTCAAATGCCAATACTATTTTGAGTGGCACTGTTTCTGTTGCAACAAACTCAAATGTTATTACTGGAACTAGCACGACGTTCACAACGTATCTTTTCCCAGGAGATCTGATCTCCGTCAATAATACAACTAAGAGCGTTGTTTCTGTAACGAACAACACAGTATTGGTCGTGAATAGCGTTTTCTCAAATACCAATTCCTCTCAATCACTAACTCTACTTGGCAATAGTCTCATTATTGTCGGCAATACTGCAAACTTTGTCGGTAACGTCGGAACAGGGAACGTTGTAGTTGTTGGTGAAGATGCAAGAGAAGTTGTTTCTGTTCGCAGTAACAAAGTCATTTCTCTCAACGCGAATGCAGCGTATAGCAATACTAATGTTACAGTTCAAAGACGAGATAATACTTATCCGCAAGTTGCGAATACGTTCTATGTTAGAAACAACAGAGATCAGATCTTCAAATGTCTGTTCAATGGAAATAACTCTCCGTCGACGATTGAACCAACGATTGATATCGATGGACAACTTCCAGAAGATCCGTTTATCGTAACTGGCGATGGATATCGCTGGAAGTATATGTATACGATTCCACCAGGATTGAAGCAAAAGTTCTTCACCTCCAAGTGGATGCCTGTTGTAACAGATAACGCTGTGCTGGCGGCTACTGAAGATGGAAGAGTCGATATTGTTCGCGTTTTGTGGGGTGGTTCAGGATATGCTGGTGGTGGTAATACAAACACAGGCAGCTTCTTGTCAATTACAAATACAGACGGCAGTTCGGCTAAACTTTTAGCAAGAGTATCGAACGGAAACATTACTTCTGTTTCTGTGCAGATCGGCGGTAACAACTATACACGTGGCACGATAACCGCAAACAATCAACTAGCTGATAGACTTCAGCTCACAGCCACTCTTTCTGGTACTGTGAATACAGACGGTTCTACGATTGTTACCGCAAATACTGCATCGAATGCTAATATATTCTTCGGTAATGTTTATGTGAACGATATTATTACGATCAATGGTATTTCTAGAAACGTTGTTTCTATAATCAATAACACCAGTCTTTCTGTCAACACTCCATTTATCTACGCAGCTAATACTCAAACAATGAGTATTGCACGTTCGAATGCTCAGTTCGACATTCAAATTGGTCCTGCTGGCGGTCATGGATCAAATCCAGCTAAAGAACTCCGCGCTCATAGTCTAATGATTTGTGTAGAGTTGAACGACGACACAGATGGAACGAAGATTCCAATTAGCGATTCGACTAACACTTTCAAATTTAATCAGGTCGGGTTGCTCGTAAATCCTCTAATCGCAAATAGTGCTTGGTTCGCAAATCTAACAAATTACAGAACCACGACTCGCCTATTTGTAAGCGATCCTGTGACTGCAAACTTTATAAATGGAGAGACTGTTTATATCGGCTCCTCCATAGAAACTGCAAATGCCGTCGCAAACGTAGCCCACTGGTCTGCAGGGGATAATTTTCTTTACATAAATAATATCACAGGGACGTTTACAGTCTCTTCTCCGATAAAGAGCACGGTTTCTGGAATATCGACTCCTATTTTGGGAATTTCTAATTCCGAAATCAAGCCTTTCACGGGAGACTTGATTTATATGGAAAATAGAACGAACATTACTCGTGTAGATAATCAGATTGATCAGATCAAAATTGTACTTTCATTCTAGGTAGAAGTTCATGGAATTTAATATCGATCCTTATTACGACGATTTCAAAGAGAATGCATTAGATAATAACTATATGAAGGTTCTCTTCAAGCCTGGAAGAGCAGTTCAGGCTCGTGAACTTACACAAATTCAGTCTATCCTACAGAATCAAATCAAGCAATTCGGCGATCACGTATTCCAAGATGGCTCTCCAGTCATCGGCGGCAATATGACACTTGACAATAAGTGCAAGTGGCTAAAAATCACACCAGGCGTTGGTGCTGCTGACATCGATACTGCTGACTTCGAGGATCGTGTAATTCGCAATTCTTCTGGAAATGTACAGGCTAAAGTTCTTGCCACGTACTATCCATTCGATGGTGATCCAACTCTAATGATTCGTTATCTTACAGGTAATGAATTCAATAACAGCGATGTGATCAAGGTTGCTGGTGAAACAACAGAGGCTTTAGTTGCTGCCTCAAACTCAAGCGGTCTCGGAACAATCGTTTCGATCAACGAAGGCGTGTTCTATGCAGATGGTTACTTTGTAAAAGTTCTAGACCAAACTGCAGTTGTTTCTGCATACTCATCTTCAGCAAACGTAAAGATCGGTCTTGAAATCAACGAAGAAATTGTTGACAGCGAAATTGATACAACTCTACTCGATCCAGCACAGTCATCATTCAACTATCAGGCTCCAGGTGCTGATCGTTTTCAATTTAGTCTTGTTCTAACGACTCGCCCACTTGATACTGTGGTTGATGAATCCAAGTTCTTCGAACTCATGAGAGTCGAGAGTGGACAGATTACCAAACAAGTCAAGTATCCAGTCTACGCTGAACTAGAGAAAACTCTTGCTCGTAGAACATATGATGAGTCTGGCGATTATACCGTCAAACCATTCCGCGCATCTCTAGTAGATGGCATCAATAGCGACGAATATACAATTGTCATCGAGCCAGGAAAGGCATACGTCAAGGGATTTGAGTTTGAAACAATCGGGTCAATGAAACTCAACGTTGAGAAGCCTCGTAGTGAGGCTGATGTCAAACGTTTGGTTGAAACTGACGTTGATATTTCTTACGGAAATTCAATCTATGTTACTGGATTGCGAGGAAGCAACAATGGCTTCGTCAATATCGGCGCTCTAGAGAAAGTCGATGTTCACTGCGTTGATACATCTAAGATTGCTATTGGTTTAGGCACTAGTGCTGATGCAAACACATATCAAAATACCAAAATTGGTACGGCAAGAGTGAAGAATTTCATTCGCTACGCTGCTGATCCATTCAATGCTGTCGCAGACTCAAACGGCGCATTCAAGTTGTATCTATCAGATATTGACATGAGACCGATTGTAACGACAGTCGCCTCTGAGTCTGATAATGCCAAATCAATCACTCTACCAACCAGTTTCTCAGCTCTAAATGATGCTTACGTCAACGTTGCTGTTACTGTTCTCCCAGTACGTTTAGATGCTCTATCTAGTATCGCTAACGCAAATATTAGCACAAATAAATTTATTGTTCAAGTTGCTTCACCTCAGACATTAGATGCTGGTAGTGGAAATAAAAAGGTAAACGTTGGTGATATTGTTCGTATCAATAATGAAGTGAGAGAGGTTGTCAACATTGCAAATGATAATGCATTCGTTGTCAATACTGAATTCACTTCTTCATATACATCAAATTCTGCTGCTGGATTCCCTTTGCAGATTTTCAAACAAACCTCATACTCTTCAAGTGTTACAAATCAAACACGCCTCATTACCAACTATAACGGGTCAACTAAAAAGGCTACACTCGATCGTGAGTTTGATGATGGCGCAAAGGTTGGTGGTGCAGTACCAAATTCAACAAGCGTTGTTCAATTCAACTTCAAACTAGATCACGCTGAATCATTTATTGCAGGTCCGATTGTCGCAAATAACCAAGCAACGGTATCAAATTCTTCTATGAATGTTTCTGCATATTCCAAGTATCTTACTGGAGAAACATCAACCGAAGATACTTTGAAACAAAGTTTGGTGTTCAGATTACCAAGAACATACGCAAAACGTGGTTCAATCAATAATTGTGATTATGTTCATAATAAGATTATTCCTGAACGTCCGCCAACATCAACTGGAAGTGGTATATTCCAAATTGCAGGTGGTCAGGGTCTAACGACTACATTTGAAACTCTTCCTTGGGCAGACTCAACCTCTGCAATTCAAGATAATCTAATTGTTGTTGTGAGAGACAGAGGCTCCGAAACTGGCGTATCAAATGGTGATATACTTCAACTAGATGCTGGTCATATTACAAAGACAAATGACTCACTGTCAATTAATACTGGTCTGACTGGATTGAAATTTGTTGATATTATTGTTTCTGTAAAACAAAACGATGCTGAAGATAAGATTCGCAGAAAGGTATTGCACAGCAATACAGAATATACACTCACGTCATTCAACTATCCAACTACTGTACCGTTAGTTAATGTAACTATTGAATTGAGAACTTCTGCTGGAAATATTGCTTACGGCAATGTTGATACTGGAAATGGTCTCGTGTTCATTACTAGTGTAGATTATACCACAGTTCGCCCTGGCGATTCAATTTCACTATATGTTCCAGACGTAGTTCGCGTTCGTAAGGTCATTGCAGGTAACTCTACAATGCTACCAAACGCAACTGTCTATACTGACATCACTGATCACTTCTATGTCGATTATGGTCAGCGAGATGATCGTTATGAGCATGCTAAATTGATCTTGAAGGACGGCTACGATTCTCCAAGCGCCAAACTTCTTGTTCATGTTGATTACTATGAACACATATATGCAACTGGATCAAACGTCTCATTCTTCTCTGTTGACTCATACACTCAAGAAGAATACGAAAATGGAACAATTCCAATCTATACATCATCAACAGGGGTTGTCTATAATCTAAGAGATTGTCTAGACTTTAGACCAACTCAAATTCTAGGCGATGGTGATGAGAAATATACTGTTCCAGCTATACCATCTCCTGATGAAACAACAGAGTTGTCATACGACTATTATCTACCACGTATTGATAAACTTGTGTTGTCAAAAGATAAAGAATTTAGAGTAATCAAGGGTAAGTCTGCTCCGCAGCCACTTCCACCTGCTGATTCTGATGAGGCAATGACACTTTACACACTATATCTTCCACCATATGTGGCAGATGTTCGTGAAGTTCGTCTAAAATATAACGAGAACAAGCGTTATACGATGAAAGATATTTCTCAAATTGATAAACGTTTGGAGAGAGTTGAATACTTCACTTCCTTAAATAACGTTGAGAAGTTGGCAATGGCTGACAAGACTCAATATGAAGATGGTACAGAAAAAGAGAAGTATGGTCTAGTCGGTGAAAACTTTAAAAACTTCAATATTGCAGATTACAAGAGCACAGACTTCAATGTTGCGCTTGAAGGTGGATTTATGATCCCTGCAATGAAGGTCTATTCACTTGGCTTGAAGCCAGTCGGTAAGGAAAATACGACTGTCAATAAGAAAACAGTTTGCTTGAGTTATACTGAAGTTCCAGCAATTACTCAAAGTCTTGCATCTGATAAGGCAATTTCTGTACAACCGTTCTTGTTTGGTCAATTCAACGGCGCAATCACTCTGACACCAGAAACAGATGTTTGGGTATCTGAAACATTGAAGCCAGAAGTAATTACTGTCCCAGAAAGAATCGTTGAGACTGTAACGATTATTCGCGAAAAGGTTATTGAGCCTTCCCCACCTGCAACGCTTCCACCACCAAAATCAAATGCTGATGTAGTGATTGTGAAAAATCCAGGCACTGATTTACCACCTACTACAGATGATGATACTGTTATCATTGTTCCAGATGGTCCAGATCGCCCTGTTATTCCAGAGGACCCAGTTCCACCCACAACGACATTACCAGATCTACCGTCATTCCCAGAATTCATACTTGAGTATGATCCTTGGTTTAGAATTTCACCGCTCAATTTTGGTGTAAACTTCACGTTTGGCGCAACAGGGTATTCAGCGGGTAATCTATTCAGTAATGGTGGATTGTTCGATGATTCGAAATGGGTTCCAGCAGTTACAGAATTTACAGCAGCAGTTGAACCTGACGTTGTATTTGAGTCAACAAATCCAACCAAGACACCACAAATCGTCCTCGCCAATGGTGGCAGAGGTGCAGAAAGCGGTGGCGGTGGTGGTGGAAGATTTGATGACATTTATGATTATGATAAAGTCTAACTTTTTAGGTAAGAGATAAAATATGGCGATTACAACACAAACTGGTAAAGTTGTCGTAGATACAAACCTTGTTCCATATATTCGTGGGCGAGAAATAGAATTTGTGGCTAATAATTTAAAGCCATATAAAATCTCACGTATCTTTTTTGACGATGTTGCTGTAAATGGTTTTTGTCAGGCTGGCAATAAAGTTCTTATCGATGCGAAAAAGATCGTTGGCATCGAGCGAGCATGCACAGCAAGCCAAATTTTTCCTGGAGATATTTTATGGCAAGGAACTAGTGCAACGGTCAACACATTCAATGGTTTAGTTCAATCTTATGATTCATCTAATCAAACTGTAACGATTCGTCAATTAGAAGGCGATCTTGATGAGAATGCTCAATTATATTTTCAAAATTCAAGAACAACGATTACATATTCAAATGCAAATATTGTTTCAGTAGTTGATTCCGATAACGCAGACAAATACTATCCTGGTGAGGGAGTCATTTCTCCTCAACTCGGTAATGCATATGCCACAGTCATTTCAACCTCTGGTCCAAATCTGATCTATCTAAAACAAAACTATATAAATGCCAATATTTTTCCAGTTGGTGTTTCACTGTCAGAAGTCTCTAACAAATATAAACCAGGGGATATTGTTTATCAAACAGCTGATGGCGCACAAAGATATGATCTAGCCACATTCCGCGGAATTGTTCGCTATTTCCATGCCACTGGACAAGGTATGATCGCAATTGAACCTATCCAAGGTTCGTTCACACAAAACTCAAGCAACACAGATCCTTGTAAAATTTGGAGTGCAACTTTACCGAGTGCACAAGCACTTTATGCTAATAAAGTTCATACTCCAACTTTCTCATCAGGAAATACCATTCAGAGTATTCAAAATGTTGCAGTAAATATTGCTGTATCATCATATATCCATCGCTCTGGTGTGATTGCGAATACTTACGGCGCAACAGATTTCATTCACGTGAATTCAAATAATGGAAACAATCCATCCAATGCCAATCTAATTTACTTTGTGAGTGGAACAGGTGTTGGTGAAGTCAAAAGAGTTGCAGGCATCAACGGTGCAAATCTGACTTTGAATAGTGCATTGAGTTTCTCTCCTGATAGCACAACGAAATATTCTATCGGCAATCATGACGTAGACACTTATGGAACAGTTGCTGGGCTTTTCCATATCCCATCTTATTCTGGATTCAAATTCAAGACTGGCAATCGTCTCTTCACGATTACAGACACAGCTCGATATAATGATCCAGATTACGGAATGCGCGCTTCTGCAACATATTCTGCTTCTGGTATTTTGCAAACCACACAAAGAATTCAAACGACGCCAGTTCTACCTCCTGTCGCTGAAACAGAAGGCAGTTCACTAGTTGTTCCTGCATCACCATCAGATCGCCCTGCAGTTGGAACTCCTGTCAAGCCACCAGTATCTGGATCAAGTGCTTCTACTATTCCAAGAATTCCTCTTGGTGATGGTATGGCTCAAACGTTCTTTACTCCAAAGCCAAATTCAAATAAACAAGATTACGGTATCTACTGCACCTCTATTGATTTGTTCTTCAAGAGCAAGCCATCAGTTGCAACATACTTCAAAAACTCAAAAACAATCACACGTGGAAGTTTGCAACTTCCAGTTACAGTGAAGATTGCAGAAGTGCAAAATGGATATCCAACAAAGAACTACCTTGCATCAAAAAGCGTCAGCACTAAAGACGTAAAGGTCTCAGATATTCCAAATATCAATGATCCAATGACTGCAACGAAGTTTACTTTCGATGATCCAGTATACTTGGAACCAAATAGAGAATATGCTATTCTAGTTGGCTCTGATTCGCCAGACTATGAGTTGTTTATTGCTGAACTTGGAACAGATGTTCTTGGCTCATCAACCACGACAACGGTTAGAATTTCAGAACAGCCATATGCTGGTTCATTCTTCCGATCACAAAACTCATCAACTTGGACACCATATCAAAATCAAGATTTGATGTTTGTTCTCAACAAGGCTGTGTTCGATACTTCAGGTGTTGTAACTTTTGCCCTCGACGCTCCACCAATTGCAAACATTGATCTTGATCGTGTTATGTTGACCTCTGCTGATCTCAAATTCCCAGCTGGATTAGTTGACTATTCATTGAAGGGTGTCTACTCAGCAACTCTTGCTCAAGAAACGAATGGGATTGATCTGGATCCATTCAAGACAGTAGAGTTCGGAACTCTCTCTGATAAGTCATCTAAGAACTCAATCAATCGCCGCAGACTTGTTCAAGGTAACGCTAACAGCTTTATCTTGACTGCTGAAATGTCATCGACTGATGCAGACGTTTCTCCGATTGTCAACATCGAAAGATTGTCGTTGACTGCTGCAACGTTCTTTATCAATAATGCTGGCTTATCAAATACTAAGATTGCAATCACCAATTTCGGCACCAAGTATATTTGTTCAAATACTACTTCTGCTGATCCTTTAGGTTCGATTAGTGTTCACGAAAGTACGAATAACTCAGTAAATACTGCAGCAATCTCATTTAGAAATCGATGCTATCCATATCCAGCATATAATGTTGGTTTGTATGCATTGACGATTAGTGGCGGTAATGGTACTGGTGCTGCTGGTTTTGCTGTCGCAAATACTGACGGAAGCAATACCATCAGTTCAATCGTCCTATCTCATATCGGTAGCGGATACACCACAACACCAACCGTTGCTATTCAGGCTCCAACTTTTGGTGGCACAACTGGCGGCACAACTGGAGCTGTTGTTGTTTCTGGTGAAGATGGTAAATCTGGCGGTAACATCCTATCTAAGTATATCACACGTGAAATCGTCCTTGAAGATGGCTTTGAATCAGGCGACTTGCGTGTGTTCATGGATGCAGTTCGTCCAACAGGTACTGATATTCTTGTGTATTACAAAGTTCTATCTGGGGACGATCCAGAAAGAATCTCTGATAAGAGCTGGAAATTGATGAGTAAGGTCAAAGACAATTACTCAAGAAACCCAAATACGTTTATTGGGTTTGAGTTCCGTCCATCTCTAGATGAGAATAGAATCAGTTATATCGAAAACGGTATTTCATACCCTATCGGTGGAACATTCAAAAATTTCCAAATCAAAGTGTGCTTGATTACTAGCGATGAATCATTGATTCCTAGAGTCAAGAACCTTAGAATCAGTGCTATCCCAGAGGGTTGATATGACAGAAAAGGCAAAGGTGAGTGACAATCTAAATTATGTCAAGGATTTGAATAATTTTGCTATCTTGAATACAAACAAATCTGCAGTCGCAAAGCATCAGCAAAAGATGGCTGAGTTGCGAAGAACAAAGATGGTCGAGGAAGAAATAAATAATTTGAAATCAGAAGTCTCTGATATCAAGTCTATGCTCAATCAAATACTAAAAGCGGTCGGCGGCGAGAAATAACATGGCAAATACAATAAATGTTTACCTAACAACGGTGTCAAATACGTTCAATCAGTGGCGTATCAACGACAACCTCATGGCAAACGACGTGAACGAAATTTGTCGCGGCGACTTCGTCAAGCCT